TGCAGTATTCTATTTACGTCCTGCACGTAGGCGGGATGAATCTGCATGCACCCGTAGGCTTGCCCGTTGTCCCCGATTGCGGAATCGTTGCCTCCGCTTTCCACTATGATAATTGCTAGCGCTAATTGTATTATTGTAATCATTACTTGAATCTCCCTACATGATTTTTGAATATGAACTTCCCGTATTGGTCGCGTTCACCTTCGCGTTGTTTTGCTACGTTGTATTTTATTGATATATAAGAGCCGTGCTGTTTGTCGTGCATCTTTGCGGCATTTGTATCTTCTCCATTCGGCCATAGCAATAGAATAATATCTGCATCATTCTCAATGTCCCCGCTATCCTTGAGGTCGTGCAAGGTAAGTCCAGTCTCTCTTTTTGCACCTTCGCGATTCACTTGCGCTAAAAGAATCACTGGAAGATCAAGCTCCATTGCCATAAGTTTTATCTGATGGCTGATCTCTGCGATTGCATCGTGCTTCTTCATGCGACTATCCCACGGGACTAATTGCAAGTAATCAATAACAATCCATTCTATGAAATGCTTGCGCTTGTGCATGCGAGCCTTCGACCTGAGTTCCTCGACGTTGCGCACGTAGTGCTCGGTGTATATACTTGATGCCTGCACCTTTTCCGTTGCCTCCCATACGCGTTTCTGCTTCTCGGGCGAGAGTACACCATCCCTAAAACCGTCAAGGTTAACGGCAGAACAAGTCTGTATCATCCTCTTGGCCAAGGACTTAGACTGCATCTCAAAGGAGAAATACAACCCTGGCTTGCCCTGTGATACTCCGTTCTGCAAAGCTATGTTCAAAGCTATGCAAGTTTTGCCGCATGAAGTTGGAGCCGCGACTACCATTACCTCTCCACTTGAAATTCCACCTGCACTTAACTTTTCATCTAGTTGCTGTATGTAGGTCGGCATGGAATTAGTAACGTATGTTCCATCCTGCATCTTCTTGAAGTCATCTATTAGAAGTTGAGTTGCGCTTGATATACTGCAGTCCTGATCGGCTCCATTGTGCATGAGGTCAGTCAAGTTCTTCTCCATCTCTGCAATAATTTCGTCCGCATCCTGGTCTTCTTCTGCGGACTGCATGCATTGCTTTGAAGCTCGTATTATTTTTCTAAGCCTGGACTTCTCGCGGACTATATTTGCGTAGTTCTGCACCTGCATTGGCGTATCAACCTTCTTTTGGATACGCAGTATGTTTTGAATGCCCCCTGCATTTTCTGCAATGCCCTGCTGAGTTAGAAGTTCGAACAATTCTATTTCAGAGAAACCTGCACCCTTGTTGGCTAGGTCGGCTATCGCTTCAAAGATAATAGCATTACCATAAGCGTAGAAGTCCTTGGCATTTACGGTTGCGCTGATGCTATCGTAGACGGAGTTATCCATCAAACAACAGCATAGTAAAGCCTCTTCTGCGTCTGTATTCTTTGGTGCTTGCATTATTCTTTTAATTCTTTGACTGAAATTATTTTACCCGATCCGCCTCTTTTAAAATTGCAGGATCCATCCTTGGCGGGTCTTGTTTTTAGAATGTAGGAAAGAGCCGTCTTTTCATCGTGCGCCCATTTGGTCGCTCGCATGACTTGGTCCTTAACATCACTCCTACTATAAGTGATGAGGTATTCCTGCATCAGGTGAAGAGAATCTGAAATCCACGTCCCGCCATAGTACCTATGACGTTGTAGTCTATCCACTCTTCGGCTTCTTCGGCGCTCATTCCGTGATCCTGCACGAACACTTCGTGCATCTTATCGTAGGAATACACTAGCTCTCCATGCTGATTGGTGCCAATTACTGCATCATCAAGGTCATGAAATATTATCGCATCATCTGCGGCTTCGTTTATGTAATCCATTGCGTCCTTATTTTTTCTTATGTATATCATTTTTGTTTAGCATTCTAGTTTTCCAATAAATTTTACTGCATAGCTTGGCGACTTCTATTCCGTGCAGAATCTCCTCTGGACTCCACACCTTATGAAAATGCTGACAAGTATCGCTGTCAATGCATACTGAGATGCAACCTGGGATGTAGTCAAGCACGGGATTCGTCGCTTCCTTCAGCATCCACGCTTCAATGGCAAGCTGATACAGATCCTTGTCGTATACTTTTGCTTTACCCTTGCAGTTCGCCCTGCACTTGTAATCCGCCAGGAACACTTCTCCGCCCCTGTCCCTACCAATGAAATCTACACTGCCTACAATCTTGATTCGGGGATTACCAATCATGTACTCGGCGGCAATCGGTTCTACCCCTTCCTTCCTGTACCACTGCACGAAAGGCATGGCCCAATCGTCCCATGCATTCAACTCTGGGTCTGCCCTCTTCGAATTAACGTCAGCCAGAACGTGATCCTCTATGCGCTTGTGCACTGCTGTGCCGAACTCAGAGGATGGTATCATTTTTGCGCTCGTCGGATGCTTGCGGAGGCCGTACGTGAGATCTTTTATGCTCCCCCATCCGAGGTTCGGATGCTCCCTTGCCAATCTAGTTATCTCTCTCGGCTGATAGATATCATTGAGAAATGGATCCTTTATCACCGATAGAACAGTTGTTACACTGGGCATAACGCCCTTGCTCTTTTTTGCCTGTGCAGGCGTTCTGATTTCTTCTAAAAATTTAGGGTTTCCTGCGTTGTACTTGTAGAAATGTGACATATTTTATTTAGTTTTTTGTGAACAATTGTGAGTAGATCCGATCTCTTTATTATTGAGATTAGATCGTCTCGGTTTCTCCTGCTGTAGCCTTTGTAGAGCGCCTCACGAGGGGAGTCAACCAATTCTGCGGTATTGCATAGTTTTTCCGCAAGTCGGCGAAGGACCCCTGTTCGCACTATTATGTAATCCTGCAACCCTTCGAACGCAACGAAGTCCTGCTCTCCATACAACCACCCAGGCTTCCCTACGTTATTCTTGAACTCCACCCAAATGGTATCCTCGTCCTTGGCTGTCCCTCTTCTCTTGGACTTCAGTGCCTTCACATCTATGCTCCCTGCTAGACATACCCAGTCAATGTGCTTGTATTGCTCCTGAAGGGTAGCTCGGCGAGCTAGTGGATACTTTACCTTCAGGGCATCCCCGAAGGCATCCTCGGCCTCCTGACCGCCCTTCCAGGACTCGGAGCCTATCCAATCGTCATAGGTCTGTCCTTTTTCACCGCGCATGCATTACCCCCCTATTCTGTTTTATATCGTGCATGCCCGCATAAAAAAAGATTCGCAACCTTTTGTCAAGGCTGAGAATCTTCGCTGGTCGGATTGACTTCTGAATTCAATCGGACTATTAATATCTAAGATGAACAAGCGTAGATGATTAGATAAGCTACGATGAATATCTCCACGAGCACGATGATGTAATCAACGGGCGGTGGTTTGTCTTCATCCTGCCAATGCACCCTGCTCCTCCATGTCCAAGATGTAGTCCAAGGCTTCCGTTAGGGTTTCGAAAGCATGCGAGACTCCCGTTAGACTCTGACCCTCAGGTGAACTGACCCCACAATACCTGTGCTTACTACCCGTTGAACCCTCGGCGGCGAACCAGTAGTAGGTGTAACCCTTCTCCAGGAGCGCGAACCTGTCCTCGTATGTCCTGGGCTTGAACTCCTGCAATGCGGCTCTGATCTCGGTGACCCGAAGATACGGGTTCGGATACCCGAGCTCCCCATACTGCATTCTTGACAATCCCTCGTTCGCATCCAGTGCAAGCACCTCTGTGTAAGGGTCGATATCTTCTGTATGTATTTTTACTGTATTCATAGTATTCATTTGTTATGAGTATTTTACTCTTTGTTGGTTTTCGTCGATGTGAATCATTGTGATCACTCTCTCTAGGTTTGGTTTGTCCTTGCCCAGTTCAACCCTTATGGAGTATTTCGGGGGCAATTCACTTTCGTATTCCATCCAGAGATAAAACTCTGGGTCTAAAAACAAGTCTCGTTCAGTCAAGTCCTGCTTACTGTCTGGGTTCGCGTCTGGGTCATCCCATAGCTCCAAGTGAATGATCGTCCTGTTGGTGAACAGGTCATACCAGACATCGTCGATGCATGTATCGAACCAACAGCTTCTGCCGTCCTTCTCAATGTCCAGACCGCCGATGCTAAGTTTTTCGTCATCAAGCACTTCCCTGTCCTCCTCCTTCCACTTGTGCGTGAGTTTCCCATCCGCTATGATGCAGATGCTGTCCAGTATTGCGTCTCCAATGATTGCAGGTTTCATGATTCGTATTCCTTTGTTCCCATTTGAAACCCGAAAGCGTAGTCAGCACTGCGCTCGTCCTTGGTCGAGTATGGCGAGTTGTAGTTGTCCCCAGACATGCCATCAGAGAAACCCCTATTGTATGCGGTCTGCGACAGTATCATCATGTCTTCGCTCTCGACTGCTAGTCTCTTTACGAGGGCTTCAATCCTTTCGAGCCTTTCGTAGTAATCGTGCGGCTCGGTTTCGTTGAGTGCATCCTGCACCTCTGCATCTAATTGTTGTATTGTATTATTCATTTATTACTTTCTGTTTAGTGTTAGTATCTGTATCTTGCGTGAGATTTTTCCTCTCGCAAAAATTCTTCGTATTCCTCCTCTTCGGAGTATTGCTTGATGGCATCCCAGTCGATAGTCCCGTCATGCATGATGAACCCCATGTTCATCCACTCCGTTGCCATGCGCTGATACACCCCCTGTAGGTGCGCAATCTTACCCGTTTCGATAAGATGCGCGAACAGAACGATTTGATCCTCGAAATCCAGTGTCCCGTCTTCGAATCGTTGAATTTTGTATATAAGATCTTTCATAGCTCTGCTGTGAAGTTGCATTCACCTGTCTTTTTTATGCAGTCCCTGATCTGCCTACCAAGATACAAGTCGGCGTATTGGCTGAGTTCAGCTTCGGTAATGTTCGCATCCCGCAGGCTTCCGTGGTTGTAATGATCATTAGTATCAAAGAAGTCATCAATCTTCTGCACGTCGATTGACTCTTCAATGCTCTTGATCTCCGCCTCGACAGTAGGTAATTCCTCCTCGTCGAAGTAGTAATCCAAGTGCGTCGTAGTTCCTTCAGAGCCGAACCTATCGGCGGCATCCGATGATTGCAGTCCGAACCAGAATTTACCTTCTATGTCTCCGTTGTAGTATCTACCCATTGGTTCCTCCTTCTATTGTGTAGTTCTGTAGTGTAGTGAAGTAGTCATGCTCTGGGTCAGCTTCTTCAGCCTCCCAATCGATGTCCCCTATGTCCATCTCTAGTCCTGCCAGTTGCTCTGCTTCGAATTCATCCTCAGCTTCAACTAGCACTCCTACGTATGCTTTGCATATGTATGTTTTCATTTGTTCCTTTCTGTTTTGTTTTCGTTTGTGAGATTGTCGATCTCTTTTAATAAATTTTCTTCGTAGCTCATAGCTCCTCCCATCCGACTGATTTGCACATTAGAGTAGTAAGGTTCCCGTCGTGATCGTGCACCTTGACTACATCGCCTACGCTCATGGAGTAAAATGTCTTCCCGTCTGAGCAGTTCTCCCACAAAGCCAGAAGAATTTTTTCGTGCGTTTTGTTGATCATCTCAACTGGCGCGTTTGTTACGTGGAACAAAAGCTCCGCGAGTTTCTTGGGGTCATGCGGATAATCGATGTGCTCTTGGTTCAGCCGAACGGAGAAGACGCACTCCCGCGCGACTTCCCACTCCTGCACGAAGGACTCGTCTGCACTGCGGTGCAATGACAATTTAACTGTCTTCATTTCGGATCCTTTCTAAAACATCAGCGCAGGATGCTTTCCATGCGTCCCAACTTACGAAGCCATTGCCCCAGTTGCTAGGTGCTTTCTCTTTCTTGGCGACTTGCTCGCAGTATTTTTCAATAGCTGAGAGCACTACTATTTGATTAAGCGGCGAACCATAATTCATCGCGTCAGTTACTTTTTCTGTGTTATTCTTGTATTGCATAAGTTTGTATTCTCTGGAGTTAGCCCCCCTTTTTCAAGTAAATAAAAATTTTTTTTAGCAAAGAGGGTGAACAAAAATGCCCACCCCCTTAATTCTAGCCAACCACGAACCCCGTCGAGTCCACCTTTGCCAGTCCCTTTTCGACCAGTCCTACAACCGAATT